TTTCACGCCTTATCTACGGAAAAGGGTTATCAGCTACGGATGCTAACCGCAAGCCTAACGAGTATGCTCAAATGATGACCTTAATCTCTAAGGATTGTTTGCGTAAGATTGCTTTAGACCGCAAGTTGTTTGGTCAATTCTCTATTCAAGTACATTACAACGACAAGCACGACAAAATCCTAAAGGCTTATCATATTCCTGTTAATTTGATTCGTGCTGAAAAATGCAATAAAGACGGAGAGATAGAAGGTTACTATTACTCGGACGATTGGTCAGACGTAAAGAAATACGTTCCTAAGCGCTTCCCTGCGTTTGGATTCGGTAAAGAGAAGGTAGAAATCCTATTCTCTAAGCCTTATTCAGTCGGAATGAAGTATTATGCCTACGTTGACTATCAAGGCGCAGTTCCCTATGCACTTTTGGAAGAGGAAATTTCCGACTACCTAATCAACGAGGTTCAAAACGGATTCTCAGGAACGAAAGTTGTAAACTTCAACAACGGAGTGCCTACATTAGAGCAGCAAGAAATCATCTCTGCGAAAGTTCTCGGCAAGTTAACTGGTTCTAAAGGTCAGAAAGTGATTGTAGCGTTCAACGACAATATGGATACTCGCACAACGGTTGAGGATATTCCATTGAATGACGCACCTGAACACTACACATATTTAAGCGAAGAGTGCTTGCGTAAGATTATGCTTGGACACAACGTTACTTCACCGCTATTATTTGGTGTTGCATCGTCTAACGGATTCTCGTCTAACGCTGATGAGCTTGAGAACTCGTTTATCCTTTTCAATAATATGGTGATTAAGCCTTTCCAAGAGGAGATAATTGATGCCATTGACAAGATGTTAGCCTTTAACAATATCTCGCTTAATCTATTCTTCAAGACTCTCAAACCGCTTGAGTTTGTAGACTTGGAAAATGCAGTTACTGAAGAGCAAGTTGCAGAGGAAACAGGAACTGAGCTATCCAAACACGAAGCCTTAGACAACGAGATTGCAGATGCACTTATTGACTTAGGAGAGATGCCTGATGAAAAGTGGGTATTGATTGATGAGTTCGAGGTTGACCTTGAGCAAGAAGATGCTATAGATGCAGAAATTGAAATGGCAAGCAATCGCAAACCATCTCTTTTATCTAAAGTTTACAATTTTGTAAGCACAGGAACTGCTAACCCTAAAGCCAAGTCTGAACAAGATAAAGTTATTGACGGATTCAAATTCATCACTCGCTACGTTTATTCAGGTGACACATCTGCTAAATCTCGTGAGTTCTGCAAGAAGATGACTACTGCAAATAAGATTTATCGCAAAGAGGATATTGTTAGAATGGGCAATCAACCTGTAAATGCAGGATGGGGTGCTAATGGAGCTTCTACATACGACATTTTTAAGTTTAAAGGTGGAGGTAACTGTCATCACAAATGGTTGCGTAGAACTTATGTATCATTTGAGGAAGGTATGGGAATTGACCCTACCAGTCCAAACGCTAAAACTATCAGCACTAACAAAGCAGAAAAGGCAGGATATCGCGTTAGAAATCCGCAAGAAGTCTTTGTTCGTCCTGTTGATATGCCTTACAATGGCTTTTTACCTACTAACCCTATTTACGGCAAGAAATAATGGCAACGGCACTACTAATTACAAGAGACGACATAGTTCGTTTTACGGCAGTCAACGGCAATGTGGATACTGACAAGTTCATTCAGTTTGTCAAAATCGCTCAAGACATCCACATACAAACATACTTAGGTACAAAGTTACTTGAGAAGCTACAAACCTTGATTATTGCAGGAACGCTGACAGGTAACTACGAGCTGCTTACTGAGACGTATGTAAAGCCTATGCTGATACATTGGTCAATGGTTGAGTATCTTCCTTTCGCAGCTTACACAATCGCTAACAAGGGCGTCTACAAGCACTCTTCTGAGAACGCTGAAAACGTAGAGAAAAACGAAGTTGATTTCTTATTAGAGAAAGAGCGTCAAATTGCTCAACACTACACGGAGCGTTTCATTAGTTATATGTCTTTCAACCAAGATTTATTCCCTGAGTACAATCAGAACGTTGACCAAGATATGTACCCTGACACTACAAACAATTACACCAGTTGGTTTATATGAAAAAGAACAGACCAAAGGGTTTGAAATATAGCCCTAAAAACACGAATGTAGAGAAATTACGAATCTATTTAAGCAAACAAGAAAATGGCAAATAGCAACGGATGGGGAGATGGCGCAGCGAACAACGCAATAGGTTGGGGTCAAGGCGCAAACAACGCAATTGCTTGGGGTGATTCTCACGCTAAATCTTGGGCAGGCGCTACTGACATTGTAGGACTTACTACGGACCCCGATGCGCAGGCTTTTATTACTGCTGCTGCAATTACAAACCCTACTCAACAACTGGCAATTGACAATCTTGTTAAAGGATTGAAGTCGGATAACATTTGGACAAAGATGAAAGCAATTTATCCGTTTGTTGGTGGAACTGCATCAACTCACAAATGGAACTTAAAAGACCCGAGAGATTTAGACGCTGCTTTCCGATTAGTATTCAACGGAGGATGGACGCATTCAAGTAATGGGGCTACTCCTAATGGAACTAATGGATATGCTGATACGAAGTTCAATCCGTCTTTAAATGGGCAATTAAATTCTGCTCACCTTAGTTATTATTCAAGGACAAATAATTCCACAGATAACCAAATAGAAATAGGAGCAAATGCACCTGCGCATTTCTTATGTTATAGATTTAGCTCTTTACTTGCTTATCACGGTATAAATTCACTTGATACTCCATCAACTCCGTTCACACCATCAACAGGTTTATTTGTAGGAAGTAGAATTAATTCTACAACAGGTAAATTTTACACAAATGGCAGTCTTGCTTTAACAGATAATAAAGCGTCAACAAGTAGACCGAATCAAAATATTAGTTTAGGAGCATTAAACAATAATGGAACTCAAGCATATTTTACAACTAAACAAGTTGCATTCTCAACCATAGGAGATGGTCTAACCGACACCGAAGCAGCTAACCTATACACACGAGTTCAAGCATTCCAAACAGCACTTTCAAGAAACGTATGAAATTAGCAGACATCACAACCGAAGATATCACCACCTTAGTCGGACTATTAACTGAGGTGCAAAAAGACGAATTAGTCGGAGTTTACTACTCAGCAGATTCAATCTACAACCCTATTCAGGACATCGACAATAATTGGGTCATCTCAACAGAGGAAATGATTTACACTACTAACGAAGATACGTTGTGGGTGAAAGACCTTGAGTTGATTCCGTATATTGCTAAACCAACACCATCTCCATTCTAATGACTGAGTTTGTTACCATTGTAAAAAAATACGGAGTAACTGGTGTTCTTTGCTTATGGTTGTGGCACACGGACAACCGATTGAACAAAGTTGAGACTGCGCTTTACGACTGTTACAAAACTCAAAGCTTTAAACAAGCTACGAAAACACGAATAGACCTACCCGAAAAACTTTTAGCCGTATTGCCAAATGATAAAAGAACTAATAAACGAAACTCTAAAGCCTAACGGCAAATGGTCTATAAAAAGACTATCCGCTTTTACGTCGTTTTGGATTGCGGTTCTTTATGCTATTATACCACTATTCAAGCCGTTTAAAGTTCACGAATTTGTATTTGTCGGGCTACTTACTTACTCGGCAACTGCAATAGGTTTAACTGTATGGAGTAAAAAAATAGACAAATGATAACAACCGCTCAAGCCTTAGCAAAATACGGACAACCCAACGAAAGAGGAACGTATTTAACTACTATTAATCTACCCTACCCTATGCGCATTGCTTGGGATTTAGACACCAAAGTAACAAAGATGCGTTGCCATAAACTTGTCGCTGATGCGTTTTTAAACGTGTTTAACGAACTTTTAGAGGTCTACGGGTACAATCGCCTTGTTGAACTCGGAATAGACCTTTACGGAGGTTGTTTTAACTTTCGTAAAATGCGAGGCGGTTCGTCTTGGTCTAAGCACGCTTGGGGTATTGCTATTGATTTAGACCCTGCGAGAAATACTTTGAAAGAAACTTCTAAGACTGCACGCTTTGCCCGTCCTGAGTATAAGCAAATGATTGACATTTTCTACAAACACGGATTTATTTCACTCGGTAAAGAAAAGAACTATGATTGGATGCACTTCGAAATTGGCGGTTAGTTCCGTTATTTTGTCGCTTTTATTGGCAATACTTGCGACATCTTGCTCGGTAAATTACCACGTCCGTAAAGCCTTTAAAAAAGGTTACAAATGCGACGAGGTTGCCGACACAATTCAAATAACTTCGGTAGACTCAATTCCGTACGTTTTAAGGGACTCTATTATGTGGGAAAGGGTATTAGTCCAAAAAGATACAATAGTGCGTTACAAGCGTTCTTTCGTGCCTCAAACGCGATTTGAGAAGCGTATTGAGTACAAACTAAAACGAGATACCCTACGAATGATTGAAAAAGTAGAGGTCGTCAAATGGAAAACTGAAAAGCGCAAAAATCCTAAACCGAACATATTATTGTTAGTTTTGGGATTTGTAGTAGGAATGATAACAAACTGGCTACTGCGCAACTTTAAACCAACGCTATGAGACAAACACGCTATCGCTTAAAATCAGATGAGGTAGAAATCATTGAACAATACAGAGCGATAAAAAAAGAATCTAACTCAATGGGGTTAGATGACAAGAACGTAAAACACGGATGGTTAAAATCTAAGCAGGCATCATTATTCTTTAAGAATCCAAACTTTAACGGACAAGAAGACAAGTTCAACGAGTTCAAAGATGAGTTGTTAGGAGAAATGGCAAAGCATAGTCCGTCTTATCCTACGATAACACGAACCCAAAGCGAAGAAGGACACCTGTTAGTCATAGACCCTGCTGACATCCACATAGGTAAACTATGCGATGCGTTTGAAACTGGAGAAGATTACAACTCTCAAATAGCCGTACAACGTGTTTTAGAAGGCGTACAAGGCATTTTAGACAAGTCCGCAGGCTTTCATATAGACAAAATTTTATTCGTTGGTGGAAACGATATTCTACACATAGATACTCCAAGACGAACTACAACCTCAGGCACTCCACAAGACACCGATGGGATGTGGTATCGCAATTTTTTAACCGCAAAACAATTATATGTTGACTTACTTGAAAAACTTATCGCTTTGGCTGATGTACATTTTGTGTTCAATCCTTCTAACCACGATTACACTCACGGATTCTTCCTTGCTGATTGTATCAAAACACATTTTCGCCAAGCTACAAACATTACTTTCGACTGCTCTCTTTCACATCGCAAGGCTTTTAGATACGGAGAGAACCTGATAGGAACCACTCACGGAGATGGAGCAAAGCAGCAGGACTTACCGCTTTTGTTAGCTACTGAGTTTCCTATGGATTGGAGCTTAACCAAACACAGGTATGTTTATATGCACCACGTTCACCATAAAATGTCTAAAGACTATCAGGGAGTAACCGTTGAATCATTGCGCTCACCATCAGGAACTGATAGCTGGCATCATAGAAATGCTTATCAGCACGCTCCGAAAGCTATAGAAGGATTCCTGCATCATAAAAAACACGGACAAATCGCACGTTTATCCCACATCTTTTAATATATTTGCATCACCTGCCACTATTCATAGCGTAAGAGCCTCCTTAATTGGGGGCTTTTTTGTTGAATATAGTATACACAAACGGCAAAATTCCGACTAAATGCATATTATATTGCACACAAAACCCACTTTAAAGTGTGATAATTTATACCCGATATGTAATAATTTGTCATAAAAAGGACGAAATCACAATATATTGTACCTTATAGGGTACGTTATGTTACAAAATCAGAGTAAAACCTTAAAACGTGAAAAAAAGTTTGCGTCTACAACCCTTGTAAAATAAGGAAATCTAAAAAAATGTTAAAAAAAGTTGTTCATAATTGAAACATAGTTTATATATTTGCATATAACATTTAAAAACAACGCTATGACAAAAGAAGAAATTTTAGAATTAATCTTCAACGAAGAGAGAGAGCTTTACGAAGATTACCTGTATGCTCAACAAGCGTATGGTTACGATGACAACACCACTAAGAGAATGGGCGCAGAGTGGAGCGCAGTATGTACATTAAAAGATAAAATTTTTGACAATGAAAACAATTAAGAAGTATTCGTTTTTGTTTAAGGACTTGAACACGGACGAAAAGCAGATTTTAGGAAGCGGAGTAGTATTTATCTTAGGAACTATGTTCTTTATTTACTTACTGGCAACTGCTACACCGCACCGCCAAGATGCAAAAACACGAAACTACCAAACCTATTTTAAGCCTAAGCACGAACTACCAAAGTCTTACGCTAAGTATTCGAATCACGTTTATAACTCTAAATTCAAATAAGATGATTGTTACAGAACTAAAAGACTTTGAGGTCTACCGAGACACGGACAAGAACTTTGTGTACTTATTCGTTACTCTTTGGGACGAAGGCGACACGGACACGAACGCCGAAATCTTAGCCGAATACGAAATAGAAATTTACGACTCTTATTCTAATTACAAAATCACTAAAAAGAACTACAATGAAAACCTTAGCATCAAACAAACGCAAGACTGCGATGACTACCTTGAAAAAATCTACGAAGCAAACACCTTTGAAGATGCCTATGTTGAAGAATACAACGATGATGGGACTTGGTGGTTCATTTAGAGACTACCAACTAAATAGGTACTGGGATAACTTTAACTTTGGTCTTTATCACCGAATTTGTGAAATCAAAATGCAGCAGCTATGATACCACAAGAAAAAGCAATAGAGCTGGTAGATATGTTTATGGAGCATACCGTTGAATGGGATAAGGTAACCGAATATGCTTTCGATAGCGAATACCACGCTAAAAAATGTGCATTGATTTCAGTTGATGAAGTAATTGAGGCTTTACACGAGCATCATTGGCAAAATAGATTAATAATAGATTATTGGGAAGAAGTAAAAAAAGAAATAGAAAAGCTATGACACCAAAAGAACACGCAGCACAATTGTACAATACAATGCTTAGGCAATTGCCCGAAGAAGAAAACGAAAAAGGATTGTTTAAGAATAGACTAATAGCTAAGGAAATGGCTTTGTTTGTTCTCC